GCCCCCATGGTATGTGGTTTGACCCTTCAAAAAACAAAAAGTTTTTACCACATGGGTTTGCTTGTGTAACATTTGAACATGCAAATAAAACATATAAATTTCCAGATGTTAAAACTACTTTAATTCCATTTCCAATAGATATATCAATCCAATCAAATAAAACTAGAGAAGAAATTTTAGAAAACCATGGATATTTAACTAAAGGAGAATTTCATATATTAAATGTGGGGTTATGGACAAGGGGTAAAAACCAATCTTATGCCGTAGATATAGCTAAAAAATTGTATGATAAATATGGTTTTACTTATATATTCCATTTTATAGGTAATCAAGCCCCTAATTTTAAAAATTATTGGGAACCTGTAGTAAAAGATTTAACTCCAAATATTAAAATATGGGGTGAAAGAACTGATACAGATAAATTTTACAAAATGTCAGATTTAATGTTATTTACTTCTACTTGGGAATGTAACCCTATAGTATTAAAAGAAGCTATTTCAAATAATATTAAAATAATGGCTAATAATTTAGATCACTATGGTGATGAATATTTGCAGTATATAACTCCTTTAACTAAAAATATAACCCAAGATACAAATAAATTAATAGATGTTATCCATTCCCAAAATAAGTATGATCCCTATATTATTAACGATGTTAGGAATTTTGCTTTGCAACATTTAGATTTTTATAAAAAATTAATTGATGGAAAAAAATAAAATTATTATTTCTTTTAACGGTCAACCAAAAGTTGAAATTAAAGGAGATAATCCTAAAAAGTATAAAATAGATTTTATAAATGGAGAAACTAACCAAACAGTTTACTCAACTGTTATTGATAATAATATGTGGACTTCTTGCAACCAGCGTTGGAATATTCCTTGGATTATAAAAATTAATAATAAAATAGTTCACAAATTTGATTTAACTAATAAAGAAGTAAAAGTAAGTCTTCAATCTAAAGCAGTTGGTGATACTTTAGCATGGACCCCTCAAATTCTTGAATTTCAAAAAAAATACAAATGCAAAGTGACTATAAGTACTTTTCACAATGAATGGTTTATAAATCACCCTAAATATAAAAACATTAAATTTATTAAGCCTGGAGAAGATGGAGAATATTATGCTACTTTTAGTTTAGGTTGGTTTATGACAAAAGATAAATGGGATGAAGGTTCTTATCATCCTACTAAACCAAACACAATCCCCTTAATTCAGGCGGCAACAGATATTTTAGGACTTCCTTACCATGAAAAAAATTATGGAATAAAATATAAAGTAAAAAAAAGACCAATTAAAGAAAAATACATTTGTATAGGTCCTCGATCCACAGCGGCATTAAAAGAATGGGATTATAATTATTGGCAACACTTAGCAGAAGAATTGAATAAGTTAGGATATAAAGTAGTAAGCATTTCAAAGGAGGGATTTAAAAAACAAAATATAATTAATAAAGCAGATATGGAATGGGAAGATTCTATTAATTATCTCCACCATGCAGATTTATTTATAGGGCTAGGTTCGGGGTTATCTTGGATGAATTGGGCATTAGGAAAATACACACTTATGATTAATAATTTTAATCCTTATGGGTTTGATTTTACTCAAAACCTAACACAAATCCAAAACCATTCAGTATGTAATGGATGTTGGGCTGATAGTAGATTTCAATTTAATAGGGGAAAGTGGGATTGGTGCCCTAGACATCAAGGAACTTTATCCGAATTTATTTGTCATAAATCTATAACCCCTGATAAAGTTTTAGAAAAAGTTAAATATATAATAAAACATAAATTAAATGAAAAAAATATGGGTTAATGGGTGTTTTGATATATTACACCGTGGACATTATGAATTATTTAATTACGCTAAATCTTTAGGTGATAGACTTATAGTAGGAATAGATTCAGATGAAAAAGTATCAAAAGATAAAGGTAAGAATAGACCATATAATAAATTAGAAGATAGAGTTTATGCTTTAGAAAGTTTAAAAGCTGTAGATAAAGTAATTGTTTTTAAAAATCGTAAACATTTAGAATTACTAGTTGAAGTAAATAAACCTGATATTATGGTAGTAGGTAGTGACTGGAAAGGAAAAGAAATAGTAGGTGGACAATATTCAAAAGAAATTGTATATTTTAATAGAATAGGAAATTATTCTACAACAAATATTTTATTAAATGAGAGAAAGTAAATTATACCCTGATAGACAAAAAAAGGTATTTGTTGATATAGATGAAACAATTTGCTTTTATAAAGGTAAAAGAATATATGAATTAGCTATACCTAATGTAACTAATATTAATAAGATAAATAAACTTAAAAAAGAAGGATGGCATATTACTTATTATACTGCGAGGGGTGGAGCATCTAAAATAGATTATTCTGAACTAACCCATAAACAATTAAATACATGGGAATGTTTATATGATGAACTAATAGTAGGATACTCAGAAAACCCCCATACGCCTACAAAACCTTCATATGATTTAATTATAGATGATAAAGCTAAAAGAATAGAAGAGTTATGAATATAGTTGTTATAGGAGAATCTTGTATTGATAAATTTGTATATTGTAAAGCAAATAGAATTTGCCCTGAAGCACCCGTTCCAGTAATAAACCCTATCAATACTATTACTAACCCAGGCATGGCTTCTAATACTATATCTAATGTAAAAATATTATACCCTGATGCTGAGGTTAAATTAATAACCCAAAATGAAAATATAACTAAAACTAGGTTTGTAGAAAAAAAATCAAACCAAATGTTTATTAGACTAGATGAAGGGGAGGATATTATATACCCTTTAAAATGGGATCAAGAATTAGTTGAACAAATACATAATGCCGATATAGTTATAGTTAGTGATTATAATAAAGGACTTTTATCAAATAAAGATATATTAATGATAGGAGACATTTCTAAATTATCAATTTTAGATAGTAAAAGAAAACTTAATAATGAAATGATATCCCATTTTCATTTTATTAAATTAAATGAATATGAATTTGAAAATAATAAACATTTAAATCATAAGGGAATAATTACAACCTTAGGATCTAAAGGTGCTATTTATAAAGGTACCTTATACCCTAGCCCCAAACCACAAGAAACAATAGATGTTAGTGGTGCAGGAGATACTTTTACAGCCTCTTTTATAACTAAATATTTTGAAACTAAATCTGATCATAAATCTATTAATTTTGCAAATAAGATGGCATCTAAAGTAGTAAGTAAAAGGGGAGTAGTAACCCCATAAATTTAAAAATTTTTATACATATTTATAACAAAATTAAATTAAATGAAGTTATCTGAAAAAGAGTTGCAAGATTTAAATGAAATTCAGCAACAAAGTAATAATATAATATTTTCATTAGGAGAATTAGTATTGCAAAAACAAAGTTTAATTGATAATTACCGTGAAATAGTAGTACAACAAAATAATTTAGGTAGTCAATTAAGTAAAAAGTATGGAGATGGTAGAATCGATTTAACAACAGGAGAAATTCAATCCCCAACAGAAGAAAATAAAGATAATTCCACCACCCCTTAGTTTTTTGAGAAAATTTTTAATATTTATAAATAAATACAATAAATAAACATCTAAAATGGCAGAAACATTAATCTCACCTGGTGTATTGGCTCGTGAAAACGACCAATCTTTTATACAAGGTCAACCTATAGAAGCAGGAGCGGCTATTGTAGGACCCGCAGTTAAAGGACCTGTAGGAATCCCAACATTAGTAACTTCTTTTAGTGAATATCTATCAACATTTGGTGGAGCTGTTACTAGCGGATCTTCAGAATATACTTATTTAACTTCAATTTCAGCAAATAACTATTTTTCCCAAGGAGGAAAATCATTATTAGTTACTAGAGTTGTAAGTGGTTCATTCAGTGACGCAGATACATCTAACCAAATTCAATGTCTAGAACATGAAAGTGGAGTATTAGCATTACAGGCTATATCCCTTACAGGTGGTACCGATGGAATTCCCAATACTTACACAACTGTATCCCCTACATCAACAAGTGGAAGTGGAGCTGAATTTACAATCATCACTGGTATAACAAGTGGTAAATTAACTCCATCAACTTCTGGTTTAACTAGTGCAGTTTCTTCAAGTTATGATGATTCAGGGAATAATACTACATATAGTGATGTTGCCGTAACAACAGATGGGAGTGGAGAAGGTGCTTTATTATATATTAGTATTGATACTGATGGATCAATCCTTCAGGCTACTGCTACAACACAAGGGAGCGGGTATGCTGTAGGTGATAAGATAACGGTTTCTGCAGGAATGATTGGATCAGGTGTAGATTTAGAATTTACTTTAACCTCGGATCAATTTCAAGCAGAAATTGAAAGCGCTACTGTTACTAATGGAGGTAGTGGATATATTCTAGGTGAAGTTTTAACCATAAATGGAGATGATTTAGGAAGTGCAGAAAATGCAACTATAACATTAGGTGCAAGTAATATTGTAAATGCTACAAGTTTTGCTCTTGGTACTATATCTGAAGGAGTAATAATGAATAGTGCAGGAAGCGAAGTAGGAAATGGTGCTTTAGCTAATGGATCAAGCGATAATATTAGATATGAAATAGTTTCATCTAATGCTAATACAGGAACTTTTAGTTTACTTGTTCGTAGAGGTAATGATACTCATAAAAATAAATCAATTTTAGAAACATGGGGTAACTTATCATTAGACCCTAAAGCCCCTAATTATATTGAAAAAGTAATTGGTAATACAACCTATGATGTAGAAGTAGATGGTGTGGATTCATATGTAAAATCTTCTGGAGAATATACTAATAAAAGTAAATATATCATAGTAAAATCAGTATCTAAAAAGACACCAGATTATTTTGATAATAATGGAACACCAAAATCAATATTTACAGGAAGTCTACCACAAGTAGGATCAGGTTCCTTTAGTGGAGCTACTGGTGATTTATTCGGAGCTGATGCTAAATTTTATGATGAAATTACAAATACAAATATTCAAGGATTAGCTCCTCATGAATATACCTCATCAATAGCTTTATTAAATAATAAAGATGATTATAAATTTAACTTATTAACAGCCCCAGGATTAAATAATAGTGATCATAGTGATGCTACTAGTCAATTAGTAACAGTAGCAGAAACACGTCAAGACTGTATAGCAGTTGTAGATTTAGATGGATATGGAACAAAAATATCAACTATGATAACTAATGCTGCGGCATTTGATAGCTCATATGGGGCTACTTACTGGCCTTGGTTACAAACAATTGATCCTAACACAGGACAAGTTGTTTGGGTACCAGCTTCAACTATGATACCTGGAGTATATGCATTTACAGATGCTTCAAGTGACGCATGGTTTGCACCTGCAGGTTTAACAAGAGGTGCTCTTGGAAATGTAACCAAAGCAGAAAGAAAATTAACAACTTCTAATAGAGATTCCTTATATGAAGTTAATATTAACCCAATAGCTACATTCCCAGGAAGTGGAGTTGTAGTATTTGGACAAAAGACACTACAGAAACGAGCTAGCGCATTAGATCGTGTAAATGTACGTAGATTATTAATTGCTTTAAAAAGCTTTATATCCCAGATATCTGATAATTTAGTATTTGAACAAAACACAATTGCTACAAGAAATTCATTCTTAGCAGATGTAAACCCATACTTAGAATCAGTACAACAAAGACAAGGATTGTATGCATTTAAAGTAGTAATGGATGATACTAATAATACTCCAGATGTAATAGATAGAAACCAATTAGTAGGACAGATTTATATCCAACCAACTAGAACAGCAGAATTTATTATGCTGGATTTCAATGTATTACCAACAGGAGCAGTATTTCCTGAATAAAAACAAAAAAATAGAATATTTATAATAAAATAAAAACACAAAATGGCAGTATTAGATCCTAACGAAATATTTTACACGGCATTTGAGCCAAAACAAAAGAATAGATTTATTCTTTACGTTGATGGATTCCCATCTTACATCATGAAAGGTGTAGGAGCCGTATCTGTAAGCCAAGGTTCAGTACCTTTAAATCATATTAACGTACAACGTTATGTTAAAGGGAAAACAACTTGGGGTACAATTGAATTTACATTATTTGATCCTATCACTCCTTCTGGTGCTCAAGCAGTAATGGAATGGGTACGTTTACACCACGAATCAGTAACTGGTCGTGATGGTTATAGTGATTTCTACAAGAAAGACTTAACAGTAAATGTACTAGGACCTGTAGGTGATGTTGTATCAGAATGGATTATCAAAGGAGCAATGATTACAGAAGCTTCATTTGGAGATTTCAATTGGGATACTGAAAACGCTGCTCAAGAACTTACAATGACAGTCCAACCAGATTACTGTGTATTGAATTTCTAAAAATTTACCCAACCCTCATACCTCAAAAAATTGCTTGGCTTTGCCAAGCTTTTTTTTTATATTGGATGTCAATACTAAAAGGAATAGTTCTTTGACATTTAAAAATAATAAGATATGGAAAATTTAGAATTTGTTTTAGGTGTCCTATCCACAGTAGGTATATTCTTAGTAGGGTATGCTTCGATAGGAGTGTTTAAGGTAAAAACCAAAGTTAGAGATGTTAACCAATCTATAGATAATGCTTATTTAGCTATAGATGAAATAGGCAAAGATCATTATAATAATATTAATGATTTACGATTAGATTGCCAAAATCAAATTGATGAAATTTATAGGCAAATAGATTCAAGATTTGATAAATTTGAAAATAAAATAAATAAATAATTACTAACCCGTTTTAAGAACTTTCCTTTTTAGTATTTATTAACGATAAAAAAGTTTTAATTAAATAAAGATTATATGAGTGAATTAAAATTCCCAACTGAAGAAATTGAACTTCCATCTAAAGGATTATTATATCCCGAAGACAACCCCTTATCTAGCGGTAAAGTAGAAATTAAATACATGACTGCTAAAGAAGAAGATATTTTAACTAACCAAGCATATATCCAGAAAGGTATTGTGTTAGATAAATTATTAGAATCAGTAATTATATCTAAAATCAATATTAATGATTTAATTGTGGGTGACAAAAATGCACTTTTGATTGCTACTCGTATTTTAGGGTATGGAGGTACTTATGATGTTACCATTAATGGAAACGTTGAAAGTATTAATTTAACAGAACTTGAAAATAAACCTTTTGATGAAGGTTCCATTACAAAAGGATTAAATGAATTTTCTTTTACATTACCCAGTAGTAGTACTGTTATTACTTATAAACTTTTAACAGGTCAAGATGAAAAAGCAATAGAAAGAGAATTAGCTGGTCTAAAAAAGATCAATAAAACTTCATCACCCGAACTTTCAACAAGGTTAAAACATATTATTACCTCAGTTGATGGTGATACAGAAAAGAAAGCAATAAGAGAATTTATTGATGGGTATTTGTTAGCTCGAGATTCTAGAGCATTAAGAGAGCATATTAAAGATACACAACCAGATGTAGATCTTAATGTAATTCTAGATTCAGGAGAGGAGGTAAGGGTGCCCATTGGGCTTAACTTTTTTTGGCCTGACGCCTGATTTAGCATCTCAAGTTAGAGTAAATGTATTTAAACAAATTCATGAAATTTTATTTCATGGTAAGGGTGGATATGATTACAATACTATATATAATATGCCTCTATGGCTTCGCAAATTTACTTTTAAAGAAATAGATAACTACTACAGAGAAGAAGAAGCTGCCTATAAAAATCAAACTAAAGGTTCTGGGGAAACTAACTTAATAGATGCAGATGGTAAAGTAAATGTCCAACAATTTAAAAATGCATCTAAAGATTATAAAGGGAAGAGCAGCTATAAATAGTTGCTCTTTTTAATATTTATAATAAAATACCTTTATGGCAGGGTCCGAACAGGAATTAAATAGAGCAGAAGAACTTCTTAAAAAACAAGAAGCAATAAATAAAGCAAAGGAAAAGCAAAGAGAACTTGATGCTGATATCCTTGGTTTATCTTCTAGTTTAGTTGACTCTATTAAAGAGATTCAAGGTATCTCTACAAAAAGATCTACATTTGATCAAAATGTTCTTAAAATTAATAAGGGCATTAATAAGGAAATCTTAGGCCAAAAATCAGGATTATCTGATATTTCTACAATACAAAAACAAATATCAAAAAATAATGATTTAATAGAAAAATCTGAATTAACTTTTAATGGTTTAGTTAGTGATAGAGAAAAATTTAGAGTAAAAGCTGCTACTAATAGAGCAAACGATGTTTCTAAAGAACAAAGCATCCAGAATGAAATATTAGAAAAGCTATCACGTGGGGAAGAAGTCAGAAAAGGATCTCTAGAATCTTCCCAGAAGCGACAAGCAGAAGCAGAAAGACTTTTACGTTTCCATACTGATCTATTAAGTCCAATGGGAAAACAAGCAGTTTTCACTAAACAACAATCCTTAGAATTAGAGAGACAAAATAAACTTCGAGCAAAAGAAATACAAAACCTTGAAAAAGTACAAAATTCTTTAGGATTAAGTGGTATTCTAGCAAAAGGGTTAAGTAAAATCCCGGGTATAGGAGATAAAGCATCCAAAGCATTTAAAAGTGTTGAGGATAAGGTTAAATCTACAGTTAAAGAAACAGGTAAAGCCCCAAGTAAGCTTAAAACTATGTCTATGCTTGCTGGGGAATTTGGTAAAGAACTTTTAGATGCAGTAAATGATCCATTAGCTATTATTTCTGCTATTGGGACAGCAATGCTTAAAAATAATAGTAAAATTACCGAGTTTGAAAGAAGTATGGCCATGTCAGCTGGGGATGCGAAAAAATTTGCAGGTGAATTTAGTGATATTTCCAAAACATCCTCGGATATAAATGTTAATACTGCTAATTTAGTTCATAATTTCCAGGATATGAGTGAAGCCTTAGGATTTATGGCTACATTCTCTGATAAAACTTTAGAAACAGCAACTAAATTACAATATACTTTAGGAGTAAGTGCTGACTCAGCTGCTAATTTAGCAGGGGCCGCAGAAGTAGCAGGTGGTGATTTTGAAAATCAGTATAAAAATGCATTATTAGCTAGTCATGAAGTACAAAGAGAATATGGTACTAGAGTAGACTTAAGAAAAGTAATGGAACAAACCGGTAAAATATCCGGTATTTTAAGAGCTAATTTAGGTGCTAATATAGAAAATATAGCTGAAGCAGTTACAAAAGCATCATTATTTGGTTCTACATTAGAAAATGTTGCAAACGCAGGTTCGGCCTTATTAGACTTTGAATCTTCTATTACAAAAGAATTAGAAGCTGAAATGTTAATTGGTAGGGATCTTAATCTTGAAAGAGCTAGAGCAGCAGCTTTAGCTGGAGATCAAGTTACATTAATGGAAGAGTTGAATTCACAAATGGGTTCATTAGAAGACTTCCAAGACATGAATGTTCTTCAACAACAAGCCCTTGCTGGTGCTATGGGCATGACTGGAGACCAGTTAGCTGATATCTTGATGAAACAAGAAATTCAAGGTAGAACAGCTGAACAGTTAAAAGCAGCAGGTAAAGATGATTTGGCAGCTATGGTAGAAAAGCAAAGTGCCCAAGAATCATTTAATGCCGCTGTGGCACAATTAAAGGGATTATTTACTGATACCATGAAGTTTTTAGATCCTATATTACAAGGCTTTAGTTCTATGGTTAAAGGTGCTATGAGATTTAAAGAGGAATTTGGGGGTATTATAAAATATGGATTAATTTTAGGGGGTATATATAAAACAATAATGGCAGCTGAAAGTGCTTTAGTTGCTCTAAACATAAAAAAAGCTTTTATGGGAACCCGTATATTGGGTTTAATGGGGTTACAAAATGCTGCAGTAGGATACCAATTAGCTAGAGAAGAAAAAAATAATGTATTAAAATCAATTGGGGTAGCATTAGAACAAACAACATTAGGAAAATTGTACACTAAAATTTCTTTAAAAGGTGTAGAAAATAAACGAGAAGCAGTAACAAATGCTTTAAAAGGAGTAGGTTTATCTATTCAAAATTCTATGATTGGTAAAATGATGATAGAAGCAGGATTAAGATTAAAAAACATTGCCCAATCAGGAGTACAATTAGCTCTTCAAGCTGCAAGATCAGTAGCAACTATATTTAGTTCATTAGCACAAATCCCATTTGGTATTGGAATTCCTTTAGCAATAGGTGCTGCTGCTGGAATGTTTGGTTTAATTTCTAAAGCAAAACAAGTTGGTGACCTTAGTATTAAACCTAATGGTGGTCCCGTAGTAATGAGCCCAAAAGAAGGGGGAATATTTCAAGGGTCAAAAAGAGATGGTTTAAGAATGGGTCCCGAAGAAGCTAACCCAACAGTTCAAGTATCAAATCAAACGGGAGATAGAACAAATACTTTATTAGAAACATTAATAGGCCAAAATGCTAAAAAACCTGAATTATCTCCTGTAAATATGTACGAGATTCAGTAATACAATATTTATAATAAAAACAAATTATGGGATTATTAGACAAATTACAATCAGTAGGATCTATATTTTCAAAAGGAAATGGTCAATCACCTAAACCTGCAGAATTAGACGAAACAAAGCTACAACCAGCACAATCAACTTTCGATTTAGATGGTGAAACACCAGAAAAATATAGCGATAGATTACCTGAATAATATAATTAAATGGGACTAGTTAATTTAACAACAGATTTAAAGTCTCTACGTTATGGAAAGGATAGAATAGGAGGTGGCTCTAGTGGTCAACCATATATCAAAACAGATATACCTGATAGCCTTTCAGACGTAGGGAAAACTGGGGGGCCAGATGTCATTTTACGAGGTGGAACTTTAGTACCTAGTAGAGCGGCTAAAGATGCCTCAAGGTTATTTGAAATGTTCTTTGATTTTAAATCAATTGGTGGTCCATTATTTATAGCTAAACAAAATTTATTATCTCGTACTTCTGTTGCTATAAATGCTTCTAATGCTGAAGGTAATCAAGGTAAAATATTAAATGACGGTATATATTTACCTACTTCTACTTTATTGCAAGCTGGTGGAAACGCTATAGGCCTGCATTTAAATAAACAAGGACTTAATCCTTTTATTTTTGACAAAGAAAATATTGGATATAATAAGATAATGAAACCTTTTATTTCAACTAATGAAAAAAAGGAATATGGTAGGTTAGTAGAACTTACAAATGAAAAATTATCTTTAACTTCTACTCAATCCCAAAACCTATTTAAATATTCAGGGGGTCCTAATTCTGTATTAGGGATAGGTAAAACCAAAATTAGAAGATTTTCAAACACCACAGAAGATAGAAATTATACTGTAGGTAAGTTTTCTTTTAATAAACCCGCAGAAAATGTTCCTAGTGACTTAATTCCTAGAGATCCTAATCTTGCAGAATTATCATCAGGAGGAGACGTAAATACCACCCCCATAAAAGGATTTTACAAACCAAGTAAATATGTAAATTTAAGAGATGAAAAGTTATTAATTCCTATAGATCATCAAAA